GCATGGGGTGGTTGACACTAGCCACGACAGTAGAAAACCATGGCTAATACTACTTTTAACGGTCCAGTCCGTTCCGAAAACGGGTTCAAAACAATCATTAAAAACTCCACCACTGGTGGACTTACAAATGAGATGGTTCTTTCAACTTACAGCACCTCTATAACAGTTGCTGCTACGGGGACATCTCATAAAGAGTCTTCAATTGGAATTCCTTCAAACTTCATCCCTATGGGTGTTGCTGTTACAGTAACAAGCGCGGCAGCAAATGCTGTAAACTTGGTTGACATTGGTACAGATGCTGATACAGACGGTTTTGTTGACGGTATTTCTGAGGCAATTAATTCAACCGGATTTAAAGGTTTCTTCCCGTGTAACGGTGTATTAGGTATGTCCGGTGGTTCAACTACAGCAGCGACAGAGACAGCCGACGAAGTTGAGTTGATTGTTTCTGGAACAGCCGGTGCAGGTGGAGTAATTGCATTAAAGTTCTTCGGCCTTTCATCTGACTCACCAACAGCCTAATAGGAGGCTGAAATGTCTGACTCTGATGTAAGATCTAAACGGGTAACGGCTACGGGCTCTCTAAGTGTAGGTCCAGCACGTATCCGTCAGATACAGTTGAAAACAGGCTCTGGAACTCCCAGACTTACCATCACTGATGGTAACGGCGGGTCTACCGTGCTAGATCTTGATTTCAACGCATCTGATACACACTCAGTAAACATACCGTCTAATGGCATACGGGTCAGTGATATACATATATCTGTGTTGACCAATATTACTGCTGCAACGGTATTTTTTAATTAAGGTAAAAAATGGCTCCTCGTAAAGCTAAAATGCCTGCTCGTAACAAAAAGAATTTCCGCCCCGCATCAAAAGGGGCGGGAATGACTAAGGCCGGTGTTGCTGCTTACAGGAAAGCAAATCCCGGTTCTAAACTAAAAACCGCTGTAACAGGTAAAGTTAAAAAGGGGTCTAAAGACGCAAAACGTCGCGCATCGTATTGTAGCCGTTCAAAAGGTCAGATGAAGATGCATAACATTAATTGTAAAAAGACTCCTAAAAAACGTATTTGCGCGGCACGTAAACGATGGAAATGTTGATATGCAGGCAGAGGATGTATTAAAGTTGCTTGAGAAGCATGAAGAAGAATGTAATCGGCGGTACGCTGAGATACAAAAGCAGCTAGATAAGCTAGATATGCGCTTATGGGGTATAGCTGTTCTTATTGTTGCCGCGGCTGTAGCACAAAGGATGTTTTAGATGGGTAGCGTAGTTAGATTAGGTGCAGGTGCTTGTCCTGTCCCGTCTCGCTCTTCAAAAGGCGTAGTTCGCATGAAGAAGGGCGGAAAAGTAAAAAGTGGTGGGAAGATTTGTCCGGAAGGAAAAGCTTGGGCAAAACGTACTTTTGATACATATCCAAGCGCATATGCAAATCTTGCCGCATCAAAGTATTGTAAAGACCCCAACTATGCTAAAAAATCAAAAGGTGGTAAAAGGAAGGGCAAATGACTATTACAAAAACCAAAAGAAAAAAGGTTCGTAAAGTTATTAAAGGCTTGAAAAAAGCGTCTAAATTACACGCTGGTCAGGCAAAAACTTTAAAATCTGTTTTAGGTAAAAAGAAGAGTTCTTAATGGGACAACTTAAACAGTGGTTGAAACAAGATTGGGTAAGGATTGGATCAGATGGCTCTATCAAAGGCCCGTGTGGTACTTCAAAAGATAAACGTAACCCGGACCGTTGTCTTCCTAGATCTAAAGCTAATAGCTTGTCGAAAAGTGAAAGAGCTTCGACAGCTCGCAAGAAAAAAAGCGCAGGATCTAAAGGAAAAACTACAGTCGCTAATACAAAAGCTGCGAAAGTAACGGGTTTAAAAAACGGTGGGGCTGTAACAAGGCCTAAAAGGCCGTTTAGGGGTAAGAGAATTGCGGGAACGGCAGTCGCGCGAGGATGTGGCGCGGTCATGGCTAACCGTAGAAAACGAACCAAAGGTTCAGTAAGTCAAGCATAGGAGCTAAAAATGGCAAAAGAATTTATGACAATGGATGAGTATTCCGCCACTCTTGTTGGCGGCAATATGCGGTCTAAGGGCATGGCTAAAGGTGGCAAAGTTGGCATGAAGAAAAAAGGCTACGCCAAAGGTGGTGCTGTCGGCATGAAAAAGAAGGGCATGGCTAAAGGCGGTAAAGTCCAAAAGATGGCCGGTGGCGGCATGATGAAGAAAAAAGGCTACGCCAAAGGCGGTAAAGTCCAAAAGATGGCCGGTGGCGGCATGATGAAGAAGAAGGGCATGGCTAAGGGCGGTAAGGTAAAGTAATTTGCCTTATTTACAAAGCAACATACCGCACTTTAAATGTTGGGTGCGAAGAGAGTACACGTGCAACCATTCAAATTATCATGGCGAGTTTTTACACGCTATGGCGATTGCCGTTACAACCATGCCAAGTCGTTGTTTGAGCTTTCAAATGATATTTACTGGTTGCGAAACAGACGGGACGGATAATCCTAATGTGCACGGGGGTGCAATGTGGGCTCGTATGCCCATAACTGCTCTTGTAGCGGATACCCCCTTGGAGGAGTGGCCGGAACCTATGCCGGTCCATCTCGCTCAGCCTTGGGATTGTATGTCACATACTCACGCTGTTTATCGACTAGACCGAGCGCATCCTTGTCCGTGGTTGGCTAAAATAGGACCGAATTTCTTTCCTGCAAAGTATTACTTTACTGTAGATTATACAGAAAGTGAGATTGCTGACGACCCTGCACAACATAAACAAAGTCACGTGTTGGAGTTGTTAGATGCAGGAGAATGGACAGGAAACATAGTGGCCTTGCCAAACAATCGCGTTCGTGTCACGCATCCGGCATGGTTTGAAACAGGAGACGGCGCACCCGACTTTTTGCCCTCTCAGCATATACACTATTCAAAATCAGATTTAGACTATACAATGGACGTAAATCAGATATTTGATAACTTGTACGCGAAAGATGAGTGATGACAACTTCTGGCAGTAAAAACTTTGAACTTGATGTATCGGACTATATCGAAGAGGCTTTTGAGCGGTGCGGCTTAGAGGTTAGAACTGGTTATGACTTAAAAACCGCACGGCGTTCTCTTAACTTAATGCTGGCAGAATGGGCAAATAGAGGTTTAAACCAGTGGACAATTAAACAGCGCACAGTTTCAATGGTTTCTAGCACAGGTAATTATACGTTAGACGCGGACATTATTGATATTCTTTCTGTTGTCGTTCGTCGTGGTTCCACAGATTTTCCTTTAGATCGGATTAGCCGAGACACTTACTTATCTATTCCAACTAAGACGACAGATGGACGGCCCAATCAATTCTTCTTAGACAGACAAGTAACTCCTGTTTTAAAGGTTTGGCCCGTGCCTGATAATAGCACTGATGTAATTCACTTTGACGCTTTAGTTCGCATGGATGATGCGGATACACAAGTGAACACATTAGATATGCCTTTTCGGTTTTACCCCTGTTTGGCGGCAGGTCTTTCTTACTACATCTCTATAAAAAGAGCCCCTAATCGTGTCCAGCTACTAAAAGCAATGTATGAAGAGGAGATGGAACGAGCATTGACAGAAGACAGAGACAGAGCTTCTTTCAATGTTACGCCCCAATACGAATATTTTAGGGTGAACTAATGGCTCGTTTTGCTACAGGAAAAAACTCTTACGCTATATCAGATCGTTCCGGGTTACGGTATCGGTATAAAGATATGCGTAAAGAGTGGAACGGTCTGTTAGTTGGTAAAGATGAATATGAACCAAAACATCCTCAATTGGAGCCTTACACTCGAATTTCTGACGCGATTGGCCTAAAAGATGCTAGACCTGCAAGAAAAGAACCTTACGTAGTTTATGTTGGCATACCCACAGTAGAAGATTCAAACCCTGTGCAAATAAAAGCAACAGGGTCTGTTGGAACTGTTTCTCTTGGAGGTGACGTTGTTACGCCAATACAATTAACAGGCGTATCTTCTACCAGCGCACTTGGATCTGTAACAATATCAGCGTCAACATCGGCATCGACCTTTGACTCGACAAGTGTTACACTTGACGCAACAAATAAGACTTTTGACGAGGCTTAAATGGCAAAACAAACAGTAGGAATTGGATCAAGCGCAAACGATGGCACTGGCGATACTCTTCGTGCTGGCGCGGATAAGATTAATGACAATTTTAATGAGATTTATGCAGCGTTAGGAAACAGTTCTAGCGTTCTAACTGATATCATAGATGCAAACGGTCTTTTAGATGTTAGTTCTGGAGCAAACAAAATTGTTTTTTACTACGCTGCTTTGAGTGATTTGCCTAGCGCATCAACATATCATGGTGCGATTGCTCATGTTCATGCGACAGGTGGTTTGTATTTTGCTCATGGTGGGGCTTGGCTTAGATTAAATGATGAAACAACAGGTCCAGTGACTAAATATGTAGCTGGAACAAACGGTTCGAGTGCTTTTACATTTACAGGTCCGGGAGCCACTTCTGGTGACAACCCAAACTTTACCTTCTACAAAGGTCATACATACCTTATTGACAATACCGCAAACGTAAGCAGTCATCCTTTGCAGATTAGGACATCTAACGGGGGCTCTGCTTTTACAACAGGGGTTACAGAAAACTTTAATAGCACAACAGGTTTGACTCAGTTTATCGTGCCACATGAACCAAGCGATACATCATTAGTGTATCAATGCACTAATCATAGCAGCATGGTCGGAAACATAACAATAGTATAAAAAATGACATATACACACACCACTTTAAAAACGGCTATTCAAGACTACACCGAAAACAGCGAAACCACGTTTGTTAACAATCTTGATAACTTTATAAGAAATACAGAAGAACGTTTGTTAAAGCTTGTTGACCTTGATTTCTTTAGAAAAAATGCTACTGCCGCAACCAGTTCTGGAAATAAGTTCTTAGCCGTTCCTTCCGATTATCTGTCTTCTTTTTCTTTATCTCTGATAAAAAATAACGAAAACATCTTTCTTCTCCAAAAAGATGTAAATTTTCTGCAAGAACACACTCCAAATCCTGCCACTACGGGCACTCCAAAATATTATGGTTTGTTTGACGTAAACAACTTTATATTAGCTCCTACACCGGACGATACCTACACTTGCGAGTTGCACTATTACTATAGACCCGCTTCTATAACCGGAACTAGCGGAACATCTTGGTTTGGGGAAAATGCACCAGACGTCTTGCTTTATGGGTGTCTTGTTGATGCTTATATATTTATGAAGGGAGACCCTACATTATCTCAGGAATATGAAAAAAGGTTTGTCGAGGCCGCAACACGACTAAAACTTTACGCAGAGGGTGTAGAAAACACAGATGCTTACAGAGAGGGCTTAACAAGAGTTCAAAAACAATGAAAAAAACTTTAGAGGGTAAGGAGATAGCTATCGTAGCAATGGGCGGTAGCTTTAGTGATTACGTTTTACACAGAATAAATTCAAAAACATTTGACGAAGTTTGGGGCATAAACAGCATAGGAGCAGTGCTTCATGTTGATCGCACCTTTATGATGGATCCCGCTGAAAGGTTTTTAGATGATGTAAAGGCAGGGTTGCAAACAGGGGTTGCTAGAGATTTTTTACTTGATATGCCTAACAAGGGACCTATTTACTCCTGCGCTTTAGACGAGAGGGTTCCGGAGATAGTTGAATACCCCTTAGAAGACGTTATTAACGATGTTTCTTTTTGTTATTTCAACAATACCGTTGCATATGCTTTAGCTTTTGCAATTTATTCAAAAGTCTCAAAGCTTTATTTGTACGGAATAGATTTTAGCTACAAACAAAACTTGCATTTTGGTGAAGCGGGAAGGTCCTGTGTAGAGTTTTGGTGCGCGGTGGCTTTGTCTAGGGGGATTTTTGTTGAAGTTGCTCCTCGTTCGGGTCTTTTAGATACTAATGTGCCGGAAGATGAAAAGTTATACGGTTATCACAGGTTGGAAGACCCTTTAGTGCAGAGGATGGTAGATAATCAGTTGATCGTATCTAAAAAAAGCAAGATATCTGAGTATCTAGAGGAAGAAGGTTTGTCCCCTCCTGAACCAATTGATGGGAAAGCTCCAGTTTTAGTGGGCAGGCATGACATACCCAACGTGAGTTATGAGGAAAAAGATGATTAGTTTTGAAACAGGCGTTCAAGTACATTCGGTTAGCGTAATGACTTCTGATGGAGGAGGTCATAGCACCGAGCAGATAGTGGAGTTGGCAATGGATAAGATTATGTCCGTTTCTAACACAGCTCCGC